AAGTCCGCGATTAGCGGTATAGCTGCTCACGACTCTAGAAAACTTGAAAAGATTTTTAACATATGTAGAGAAGATGAAAAGAAGATGACTCTATTGATTAGAGCATTTTGTGAAGCATATTTAATAGATAACAAACAAAGACCACTCAAACTAAGACCACTACAAGAAGCAATAGTGGTAAAAACGTTAACATATCCTGATGGAGATGCAGATAAGCATCGTAAACTAGCTATATTGGCTCCACGAGGCAGTGGCAAGTCTTTTGCTCTTTCGGTAGCTGTATCTATCTACATGTTCTTTAATAGATTTAGAGACTTGATATTTATTTTGGCTCCAACTGAGGACCAAGCTTCACTTATATTTAATTATTGTTATAGGCATTTTGCTGATAACAGTTTTCTTAATGGCTTAATTGACCATTACAGGTTTCACAATAAACCTAATATCACAATGAAGGGAGGAACAGTGCTACGTAGAGCCCCATTAGCTCCATCTAATCAGGGACAAGCTATACGTGGACAACATCCTACATTTTGTATTGTAGATGAGAGTCCTCTAATTGATGATAGATTATTTGTAGACAATGTAGAGCCTGCTATAGTTTCTAATAAAGCTCCTTTTATTAACTTAGGTACACCGAAGAGTAAAGAAAATCACATGTGGCGCTATCTTTATGATGATGCGTATAACAACACTTTCGAACGAATGGTATTTACATGGAGAGATGCAGTTAAGCCGGGGAGAGCGTATTCTGCACCTTATACTGATGATGATATGGCTGAAAAGATGAGGGAATGGGGGGAAGATTCAATATATTGGAGAACAGAATATGAGTGCGAGTTCGTCGAGTCGGTCTCGAACATCTTCAATCCCGAATTACTTAAAGCCTGTTTATCCAGAGGAAGAACCTTTGGGGAAAGAGGAAAAAGTTATCCTAATTGTGTTGTGGGTGTTGACATTGGTAAATCTGTTAATAGTACTGTTATTAGCGTATGGACTACATCTAAGGACAAGGATAGTAATACCGCAAATCTTATATACCTTGAAGAAATTGGCCCTAAGACAGGTGGACATGACATTCCATATCAGCGTAAGCGTATCATGGATGCAGCTCACGATTTTGGTGCTGATAGGGTTATTATTGATGCGACGGGTATTGGTGGTGCTATCGAGCAAGAAATAAAGTTAGCATGTATATCCAGTAAACCACAGATACAATTTATACCATTTATCTTTACTGGTGGTCCTAAAGGTAGTAAGACGCAAATATATAGAGATATGGCATCTTACATACAACAAGGGCAAGTAAAAGTGCCTCATCCAGAGGATTTAGACCCTCCAGAGGCCAAATTAGTCAATAAATGGCTAAGAGAACACATAGATTTACAGTATGTTATGGATGCAGCCAACAAAACAGAGAAGATTTCTGCACCCACAGGTAAACATGATGATTACTGTGATAGTACTGCTGTAGCATTACACGCTTGTTTATCAATGTTACCTCCATCTGCATCGTTTGCTAGTGTATCTATACAACAATCAGGTACAACTAGAAGAGCTGCAACTAAAAGAGGGGTATTTACTACTAGTAGACGTTCACAAAAGCTTAATAAAGGCCGTTTGAGTGGTATATAAGTAGATTTCGGCGAAAGCTTTATATACTATATCCGACTATATAGTTCTGATAGCCGTGGCTCTAAGTGATTATTGGCCTTTTAATAGGCGAAGTTTCGCAACAAAAGGAAGTAACCCTCCATTTACCGCAGACCAACCAAGAAGTTTTGGTTCTGGAGCGATAAAACGCATTCAATTACAGAATGACGGAGGTCTTTTTGGTGGTGGAGCTAATAAAGAACCACAGTTAGGTGATTATAAGACTTACATGAATGTATATCTTTCTGACCCAATAGTCAGAACTTTAATTGATTTACCATGCATGTATGCAGCAAAGGATGGATATGATATAGTCACCGACAGCGATGAAGACAGGGAAAATATTGCCGCTTTATTTGACGAAATAAACTTAGAGCAAACTTTATATACTTGGCTTCGTAATGGAAGAATTTTCGGTACATCTTATTTAGAGTGGACTGGTGACAATTTAGTCGTTAGGTCTTCTCAGAATATGTATATACAAAGAAACCCTAGTGGACAAGTAATGTATTACTATCAGGATTTAGGCGATGATGAAGATTCAATCAGATTTGAAGAAGACGAACTTGTATGCTATCGTAACAACCCGTTCGATGATTACGCTTATGGTCTTTCTGACATCCATCCAATTCTTTATCTGGTTGACCTCAAAGATTATGCAGAACGGGACATCGGAGCTGCTCTCAACAAATACGCTACTAGTAGGTTTGATATTAGCGCTGGACTCCCCGATATGCCTTATGGCCCTGATAAAATTAATGAAATTGTGGACGCATTTAATTCGCTGGAACCCGGCGAGGACATTATTCACGGTAATGATATTACTGTCAAGGAGTTACAAGGAACACAACGAGCATTTGAATATGGTAAATATACTGATGATTTGCTTAAGAAAATCCACGTTGCCCTTAAAGTTCCAATAACAATGTTCGATAAGCCAGAACAAGCGCGTGCAATTTTTGAACCATACGTTAGACACTTACAGTCTGCGGTAGAAGCTACTATTAATAGTCAACTAATGCCACAGATATTAGGTGGCGACGCTAAGTTTAAATTTAGGCACATAAATGTAGATGACGCATTTGTAAAAGCAAAGACTGATATGATATACTTATCTGAGGGTGTACTGTCACCCGGTGAAGTTAGGTCAGAGAGGGGATTGAATCCAGATGGAATAGCCGAAGTGCAAGATACTGCAAAGAATGCTAATGTTTCTGGAGGTAGAGACCAAGATAAAACAGAAGAGTCCGCAAGGACAGAAAATCGCGCTGGTAACGAACCAAGTGCAAATCCAACGGGGGATAGAGAAGAATGAGCAAAGAGTACGACTACGAGCGTTGTATAATAGAAGTAGGCCCAACCCTTAAGAAAAGAGGGATTGAGGACTATCAAGAGACTGCGGCAAATATGTGTCGCATGAGGGTAGAGGAAGGAACTGATAGAAAGTTCGCTGAACCTGCCGGGGGCGGAGAGGAAAATCAACGCAGTTTTGCAATTGATTTGGAAGACCCTGTCCATACGGATGAACATATAGAGTTTCCAGTAATCGCTATAACGTCAGGCCCCCACGACGAAGATGGCGACCAAAAGGTCTTTATTGAACCATCCGTATTAGAAAAAAGTATTGAGACTTTCACTGAATTACCAGTTTACTACAATCATCAACGAACCGAGGACGACCTTCTCGGAAAGGCTATCAACCCACAACTCGTAGAGCTTGATAGTGGTAAAAAGGCAATTAAGATGCTTGCGCAATTATATAAGGGCGCAGCTGAAAGAAATGAAGTGTTAGAAAAGATTGAAAACGGAGATATGACGCATGTCTCTATCGATTGGTTTTCTAAAGATGTAGATGTCCTAGGAGAACCGTTTGCAATGGATATTCGTCCTATCGAGGTGAGTTTTATTGATAATGAGACTCGCACACCCGTCTGTGACGCATGTACAATAGAAAAGGAATGTGGAGATGAAACTCCAGAAACTGACCACCGTGAATTCGGTGGCAAACATGAGGATTGTGGCGGCTCTTGTAGCAGCGACCAAGATGAATCATGTGCCTGTGACACACACGGGCGAAACAGCGAGGTAGAAACTATGGCTGAAGAACAAGTAAAAGAAGTTGTCTCAGAAGCAGTTGGAATCACTGAGCGTGAATTCGCTTCAATGAAACAACAGCTAGAAGAGATGAAAGAGACTTATGCTGAGTTAAACACCAAGCACGAAGAGGCAATGACTCTCGTATCAAAATTCCAAGAAGAAAAAGAAGCAAGAGATGCAGCAGAAGCTGAAGCTCGTGTGGAATCTTTCGTAAGTGGCATCCTAGAAAAGGAAGTTGCTCTTGGTAAACTCGATGACGATGGGAAGGATGCACGTGCAGAGGAACTCAAAGCATGGGACAATATAAAGCTAGAAGGATTCAGTATCGCAATGGAATCAATGCCATTACCAGTAGAGACCGAAAGGACATACGGTAAAGGTAAATCCCATGATGCTGAAGAGACTCCAGAAGTAGAAGCTGACGAAACCCCACGCATGTTTGCGATGGAAAACGGACGCATTGTCTTCAAAGGAGAAGAAAACTAAGGTGATTAAATATGGCAATCGTAAAAACTATTTTAGTAAATGATGGTGGAGCTCCGGCTCGCATCCTCAATTTCGAAGCAGCAGAAGCCATCAATGCAGGTGACGCATTAGAATTTAACAGCAGCGCAAAATTAATCGCAGCTGATACCGACGACGTACCACCAGCTGGGTTTGCATTAGCAGACGCAGCATCTGGAGCATTAGTCTCCATGATAACTGGTAGTGGAATCGTCATTTATGCTAATGTAGACGGAGACTCCGTCGATGTCGCTATTGGTGATTTGTTGACTATCGGAGAATCTGGAGCTCTAGTAAAAGAAGCTTCAGGAGCAGATAAAAACCCTTGTGCAGTAGCACTTGAGGCAAACGCAGGAACAGAAGCCCAAGTTAAGGTCTTGGTGTTCTAAGGAGATAAAATATGGTAGCAGCAGGAACAAATCCCGGTATAGCATCGAGCCAATTGAGCTCAACCGCTAACAGGGTATTGGTAGACTACAAAGACGCAATTCAGGACTACAAAGTCACTGACATGCCTGTAGTTAATATGTTCGCAGAGCGTTTCACAACCGACACAGGTGGAGATGTTGATATCACATTCGCAAAACCTTCAATGGGTCTAGAACAAATTGAAGAAGGTGCAGTACCAGCTTACCAACACACAGATTTGAGAAACGAACGTGTCTCAGTCAAAGAGTTTGGTATCGCAGTAGGTGTAACCCGCAGAATGTTAGAAGATTCAAGATTCTCAGAAATGGAATTAGCTCTTAACGAAGCAAGACGAGCAGTACAAAGGCACGTAACAAAGCATTTCATATACGCAGTATTTGGAATAGCTGACACAACTTTCGGTACAACCGCAAAGGCCGCAGGTACTAACGAAACAGCAATCGAGACTTTCGCAACCCACCCACACGGTGGATTCTATGGTGCAAGTCCAGCTTCTGGTTCAAGATTATACGAATATGGTGAGTACTCAACTTCAGAATTGGATACAATGGGTTCACACTATTTCGCATCTCAAGATTCAAGCAGTTCTGAATCCACAACTGGTGGAAATTTAGAATTGACTGATATAACCAAAGCTATTGAATTAATGAGTGCAAAGGGAATGGTCCCAGACACTATATTAATTTCACCAACGCACTATAAATCTCTATTGAATTTAGCTGACTTCACAGCCCCATTCTCAGGCGCAAGCACATCTTTCGCAGGAGGAAAAGGTGGTCTAGATTACGTCAATGATGTATCTAATGACGGTGTTGTCGGACAAATATACGGACTTAACGTTGTAGTTAACCCGTTCGTACCTCAAACAAGAGCTGGAATTTTCGACATGAAGGTTAAACCAGTAGCTTACGTCGAAAGACGTGGACTAACTGTCGAAGAAGCAAACCCCGGATTCGGAATTATGGGTTCATACATGTCTATGAGATATGGATTGAAAATCATAAGACCAGAAGCTGGCTGTATTGTAATTTCAGATTAGATAGGCTAAGTTAACATAAAATCGTGGTTCGGGTGGCACCAGAGTAAAAGCCACCCAACAAGTCTAGGATTAGCATGAAAAAGTTCAAACCAACAAAAGTCAAACCGCAAAAATCTAATGAGTATGGATTAACGAAAAAAACTACGGCTAAGACCCGTATGATGGTACTAGACGACAGGCTAATCTCCAAACAATATATAACATCTAAATTAGACGCAAGAATAGATGATACAACCTACGGTGATGGTTGGGATGGTGTAACGGATAGAGCACCGTCAGTCAATGCAGTATACGATAAGATTAATTCTATGGGTGCTACATCTGACGTATGGACAAGGGAAGATTCGAGTTCTGATGCCAGAGTAAGAACAAACAAAACTGGTTTCTATGGTTTTGGTAATTCTACTGACATGGCATTTACTGAGATAACACATAAATTAACATTAGATGGTGATTTAAGAGTAGGAGCTATTGATGGCTCTACTAAAGACATATACCTAGATGATGGTGTACAATTATATAAGTATGACGCAGGAGGCTCTACTAGTATGTTACATCTTAACTCATCTAATGGAAATAAGTCTCCTATAAATTTTGCTATCGGGAGCACAAATCCGACAGTTCCTTTAGAGATTAACAAAGCTGAAGGTACCGCATTAGATTTAAATGACGGAACAGGGCTATTCCAAATTGGAGCCGATAGTGCAGCTAATATAGGTATGAACGCTACAAAGATACAAGCTAGAGATGGTAGTGGTAGTGCTTCAACATTAAACCTAAACGCTGCTGGAGGAGATGTAAAACTAAGTAATGGTTCAGGTACCGTTACTGTAGAGAATGATTTAGTTGTAGATGGTAACTTAACAGTTAGTGGTACAGCTACATCTGTAAACACAGAAACTATAACACTAGATGATAATATTATAGTTCTTAATAATAATGAAACTGGTACACCTTCTGCTAATGCAGGTATAGAAGTAGAAAGAGGTACCGCAACTAACAGGTCTTTAAGATGGAACGAGACAACAGATAAGTGGCAGGTACAAACAGGTGATAGTACCTATGGTGATATAGCTACTGGTGGTGGTTCTGTTGAAGGAACTGTTGCAGCTGGTGCAAGTGTATCTGGTTCTAACACTGGTGACGTAACTTTAACTTTAGCATCAGGTGTTCCAAGTGATGCAGTAAGTCTAGCATCCCAAGGATTAACTTTTGCTGATAAATTTATCTACAATGAAGGAACCGGTAACGAACTTGGTGTAGATGGCGGGGCGGA